CTACTTTAGATCCGTATGTTCCTTTACCTCTTGGCATAATTACTCCTATGTTGTATAAATAATCAAAGGTTTTTCTTTGCCTTTAACTTTTATTGGTTTTAACAATTTTAACTCAATTTGCAATTTATTTGCAGTAGATTCGCCAATCAATATATCTACACCCACCTCTTTGGTTGCTGACTCTAATCTTGCAGCTGTATTTACGCAATCACCAATAGCAGAATAATCAAACCTAGTATCGCTACCCATATTACCAATAACAGCAGTTCCAGTATTTATACCTATGCCTATTTCAATACCAAGATCAGCCATTTTAATTTTGTCTTGTATTTTTTTTGCACAAAGAACAGCTGCCTGTTCGTGATCTGGTATATCTATCGGAGCATTAAAAATTGCCATCATTGCATCACCAATATATTTATCTACCATGCCATCATAAAACTTAACTGCATCTGCTTGAATGGTTAAAGCCTTGTTCATAATCTTGGTAACTTCTTCTGGTTCTAACTTTTCTGACAAAGATGTAAATCCTCTAACATCTGTAAATAAAAATGTGCAGTATTTTTTTTCGCCACCAAGTTTTAATAAGCTTGGATTGTCTTGCAATTGTTTAACTTGTCTTGGATCTAAGTAATGTTCAAATTGTTTTTTGATCTGTTGACGTAATTTATATTGTTTTTTGTAGCTTAAATACAAAGCAACTGTAGAAACTAGTATCTGAGAGATAAAAGTCCATGAAAAATCCAACAAAATACCTTTCTGAACGCTAAAAGCTCCTAAGAAGCCCGTGGTGAACAGGAAAATTATAGCGAGACTTATGCCCTTAACTATACTGAGATAATTAATTACAAGCCACGTCAACGACACGAAAATTAGCAAAATCAAAATTTCGGCTGATAAATGCCAGTTTGGAATCCTTGGCGAGTTTTCTATCAAGATTGACTCAGATAATGCTGCTTGAATTTTGTGTGGTTCTAATAATCCAGTCGGAGTTGCAATTTGTGGCATGATGCCTGGAGCAGTTACGCCGACAAATACAAACTTACCAGCAACATCCATTTCTTGTAAATTGGTTTGCGGTGTGTCTACCCAGCTAATCCACTTACGACCTAAACTGTCGGTAGCAACTGGTGGCAATCCTTTGACGCGTATTTGTTCTATACCAAGATCATTTGTTTTTATAATATAAGTATCAGCACCAACCAATGCTTTCAATACCTCTGTGCCAAATGCAGGCACATAACCATCTGGTGTTTTTAACAATAACGGTATTCTTCTTACCAAGTTATCTACATCAGTAGGCGCAGTTGCAATCCCTTCCTGTGCATAAGTTGTTAATAACTTTATGTTTTGTATAACACCATTTGTAGTCATACCACCTACATCATCACCAAGTATGACAGTTCCTGTGGTTGGTGGATAATTACCATTAGGATTCTCAAACATTGCTAAAACAGAAGTGCCATACTTTAATGATTCTGCAAAGTAAGCATCACCACCCATGCGGTCTGGTTGTGGAAAACCTATAACGTAACCAACACCTATTGCGCCTTTAGCCATTATCTCTGTGTGTATTTCTCCTAGTCTTTTTCTTGGTAACGGCCAACCGCCTTCGTTAGCTATATCTTCTTCTGTAATATTTAAAATAGTAAAGTAACCAGATGGTTGTTGCTCTGGTACTAGATAGTCAAATACTTTTAACTTTAATATTTCTGTCGGTGTTGACTGATATAACAAAGGCAACACTAGTATTATAAGCATGATGAATAATAGACGTTTCATTAATTGCTTTGGGTTATTTTAATAATGCTACCAGTACCACCATTTATTTTTACAACTTTAGATGCACCATCTTGTATAAAAATAACTGTGTAACTAGCAGATGAATCTATATCTACTCTTGCTGTATCGTTTACGCTACGCATAAGCGTTAGAACTTCGCCAGTTATGTATGATGTTATTTGCGTGTTCAGGTCTTGACCTAGTTTTGTACCAACAATGTTAATTGATGTAGCATCCTGTGCTAACTGATCTTCTTCTTGTATTTCTTGTAGTGCGTCTATTACATCTAACAAATCTTCTAAGAAGTTCACATCAAGATAATTTATATCTAGTTCTGTAAACTCTAGCTCTCGTTCTGAATCTAAAAAGTCTTCTTCTAAGTAATCTATATCTAAATCATCAAAGTCTAATATGTTTGCTTTTTTGGTTTGTATGGTTTCTTCTGTAACCTTTTCTTGCTGTGGCGGGTTTACGATAAGCATGTTATCTATCAGCTCTAGTGTTAAATCTAGTATGACTGGTTTGCTTGGTGATTTTTCATATACATCTACAGTTGTAGCTTCGTAAGGTTTATTTAGTGTAACTGTACCCATAGCTGTAGTTACTAATATTTCACCGCTAGATAAACCATTAATATCAGGCAACAGTATTAATAAACTGCGACCAGTCTCATCTACCGTTACCGTAAAGTCAGTACCTCTTATAGCTATGTTAGCTGTAGGCGTTTTTAAATCTATATTATTTTTGTCTATCTTATTTAAACTACCTGTAATAAATCTTGCTGTGCCAAGACCAAAGGTGATAGCCATTTTGGATTTGCTAGGGTTAGGATCAAAGATATATTCGTCTATAGTTAGTTGCGAGTGTTCAGTTAATTTAACTTTAGAATCATCTAAGAATGTAATAGCCATACGACCATTAGATGTAATGGCCTCATCGTTTTGCTGTATGTCAAAAGATTCTGTTGCCTGGTATGGCTTATCTCTTACAACTTGTGCTGAACCAGTTAGCTCAGATATATTTCCTACATCAACAGCTGGTTGTTGTTCCGCCGTCACTTTGAACGACGCAAACAGTACCGTTACTGCCAGTAGAGTTAATCTGTAACCAATCAGCAGCAAGAGTTGATGACTGTATGATGTTGAATGTTCTACTGTTTCCTGTTTGGTCAAGATAGAAGTATCCTCCCGCATATCCACTTCCTGTAAAGTTTACTGTGTTGCTATCCCCGTCTACATCAACATAGTTAGTAGCACCATCATAGTTAATATCAAAATCAAAAGTATTACTGTCACCATTGATTATCCAATCTAAGTCTAGGTTTTCACTTAACGCACTTGTGCCAGTATCTAGTGTAAATGTGTTAGAGCTACCTGTTACATCAACATTGTAGTCTGATCCACTAATACCATAAGTATCTGTTGGATCTGCTTGTATAGTAAATGTATTACTGTCACCGTCAAACTCAAAGAATCCTGTTACATTATCACCATAGATATCACCAAGAAATTTATTAGTATTACCTATTTGGTTGATATCTAGTGTTAAATTAATACCGTCAAGATCTAATGCTGTTAGTGTACCAGCTATAGAATTTAGACCGCCTATAATGTTAGATGAACCTAGTTGCTCTAGGTCTATGTTTGCTGTTGCACCAGCTTGTTCTACAAAGATTTCGTTGTCAGCCGCGAATAGCGGTAACGCAATCATCGTCGCAATCAATTGTTTTAAATTCTTCATAACTCCAATATCCTCTATTTGTTCCTTCTTTTATAGTTTGTAAAACAGCAGTTTCTATCGCTGTTTGTAGTGCTATATTGATTGACTCGTTTCTGACTAAACCGTTCTCTACTTCTACTAGTTCGGTTGAATCACTAATAAAACGAAAGATATCTTGATCTATAGATGCACTTAATATCGTTTTGGTTACTAGCACTTCTAGTAATACTTTACCCGTACTCACAGATACGGTACGCAATGAGATGGTAACTGTATCTTGTTTGTACTGCCTAGACATTCCTATTCCAAGGTATCTAGCTCCAGCACCACCACTCTTTACGTTACTTTCGTATGATATCACGCCACCTTGCATTATCAAACCCGCAAACATAAGTGGTTGTAATTTGGTGTCTTTTTTAAACTCCTGCCTGGTGCTTCTAATGATTTGTCTTTCTTTAGTTACATGGTCTAGGCCTACGCGTTCTACCACTTCAAAGAAACCATTATGATTTATACCAGCATGTTTTAATGCTCTGATTAAATAAGCATCTGGTGCTTGAGTTACCGCAGATGAAAAGGTTGCGTATGTGCTGTTGCTTCTGCGTTGACCAGTTTGGTCTGTGAATGATCCTGTATAGATTGCTACAACTGGTTTAGTTTTGTTATTTGTTTTTATGTTAGCAAGTTCTGGAACTAACAAAGATCCTATCTCTGGCTTTTCTATTTTTTGTAGGGGTGGTAAGTTGTTTTCTAACGGATCTATTATTATCGCGCAACTAGAAAGTAAAGTTGCCAATAGGCAAAGATATAGTCGTTGTATCACCATTAGAATCCGTTATTGTTAAAGTTATTATACCGTCAACAACATTATACTCTATAGTGTTACCTTCTAACTCTAAAATACCACTAGTGCTTGCAGTTTCACCAAATAAGTTTTCTACTAGTTGTCTTGATAACTGTGCATAGATTCTACTTTCTAAGTTTCTGATAAACCTAGCAAGTGTAGTATTTTCTTTGTCTCTTTCTATCTCATCTTGTAATGCTTTTATCTCTGCTTTGAGCGTCATCTTCCTGGTGTGCATTTGATTTTCTATAGTTAGATAGTGTGCAGATGTACCAACACCAGAGAACGATGGTGACTTAAACTTGTGTACCATTTCATCTGCTGATACAGATAAACATAATACTAATAAACTAATCTTTCCTTTTGTCATCTCTTCTTGCTTTTGCTATTTTGTTGGTGTCTATCAATTGTGGTACACCAAGCATGGTTTTTATCATAGTGTCTTGTCTGATAATTTCATTATCTAGCGATCTAACTCTATCTATCAATGCTACAAGAATACCATGTTGCGTGTCTAGTTTTGTGCCTAGCCTACCTTCCATAGCCGTTAATGATGTATTAACTTTTTCATCTACGGTATCTAGTTTTGTTTCCATGCCATCTATAATTCTGTTTATAAGTTTCCATACAAACATTCCAAGACCTATGGCCGCAGCTATAGGGAAACCTAATTCGGTTATTAGAGTAACAACATCGTTCATTTAGATTTAGATAGTTTATCTTCTGTTTTTTGGAATGACCGTTCTAAAAATTTGTCTATAAGATAGCTTATAAACTTCACTTCTTTTTAGCTGTTCTTTTTGCCTTTTTAAAAGCACTAGCTTTAGGTGCGCCTTTAGTTCCAGGCTTTCTCATCTTTTCATTAGAACCAGCTTTAATTCTTTTTCTTTTAGCATGTATGTTTGCGTATAATCCTTTTGGCATATTATCTCCTTATTATCTTTTAGATTTAGCTCCTGAACACTTCCATCTTTTTCTTGATAGGTTGTTAGGGGTGTTGGGGTTGTTTTGTTTTTTCTTAGATAATCTTTTTTTAATACCTAGACTTCTTGCACAGTATGAATCACCTTTAGATGTGCCTGGCTTAACTCTAGGACCTCCACCTTTAGCTTTGCCTGCTTGACCGTAACTAACTTTTTTTCCAGATGCGGTTACTTTTACTTTTGCTTTGCCTTTTCTTGGTGTTGCCATTATTTCTTTTTCCTAGGTCTACCTCTTTTTTTAATTACAGGAGCTGGCTTCATTAGATTGTCTAACCATGACCAAAATTTGTTTAAATATTTTTTCATTAATGTACCGTCCTTTCTTCGTAATAAATTATTTCAGAATCTTCTGTCACTTCTCCGCCAGACATTACAGACATAATTTGCATTGCGTGATTTTTATTTTTTGCTTTAATCTCTTTACCAACATAAACCATATCGTCAACAATTACTTCAATATCAAATATTTTGTTGTGGGACATTGTTTGTAAATAATCCTTGAGCTTGAGCTTTTGCATCTTGTCTCATTCCTTCTCTGTCTCTTTCCATAATTGCGTTTATTTCTGCGACATTAACTTGTGCGCCGTACTTAGCTTGCATTTCCACAACCTTAACTTTGAGTTGTGCTTCTTCTATGTCTCTTTGTCTGTCATCGTCCATGATGATTTTCATTCTGTCAGTTTCAGCATCAATCATTGCCTTCTGTGCGCTAACTTGTGCCTTCATTGCTTCAGCCTGTGCAAGCATTTCAGCTGGATCTGGCTTCTGTTCTTCGGGTTGTTGCGGTGGCATCGGCGGAACTTCTGTATTTATGAAAGATGATGAGTCTTTAAACCCAGCCATTTCAATCATTTTAGTCAAAGTATTAGCATATTGCTGTAATGATACCAATGGATTCTGTGGTCCTAGTAATTGCATGATTTGTTCTTGTTTTTGCGCTACATTTTGTAGAACTGCAAACTTTTCTTGGTCTGAAGACTTAGATATCGCTACATTTACGATAATATCCTTGTCATTGTCCCAGTATCTTGGATCTACTGGTACGAATTTGTTGTTTAATCTATACACATCTTGCGCGTTTTGGTGCTTGATTACCAAGTTATTAACGGTTTTAAAGATATCTTTGAGGCCACCTTCAGCAAAATGTCTGCATATCAGCTCCACTCTTCCTTGTGCGCCACTCATAGTAGCCGATACAGCTGATGAGGTGCTAGATTGTAGAGCGTCTGCATTTAAGCCAGCTGATGCTTTAGATACGCCAGTTCTATTTTCTTTGGCTTCGTCTAAATATCCTAATACTGGGAAAGCTTCTTTACCCACAAACGGCACAGCAAATGGTTGTACCATTCCTGGCGCACGCATCCTAATAGGTTGCCCTATGTCGGTGTTTAATACGTCATCAATATTTACTTGCCCTTCAACAATACCCATACGCGGGAAGATTGAATGACCTAGTGAGTCTAAAGTGTCACGCATAATCTGTGACTTAGCAGCTTGAATTGGTTTGATGTAATCCGCAGGACATGATCCTATAGCTGTGTGTGGTTCTGGATCTGGACAGAACATACATATTGGTAGTTCATCCCAAGGCTCTACATTTACAACATGGATGCCGTTGCCGATAGTACACACTCTAACTCTTTCGTCTATACCGTCACCATCAAAATCATAGAACAAGTAATGCTCTACATATAAAACATCTTTCCCGCCAGAGTCATTTCTGTTTGGGTACACCATATTGTCAAATGGGTTTCTTGCTTCTATCTCTTCAAAAGCTTCTGGATCTACCGCGCTTCCGCCGTAGCCAGCATGCTCTTCTACTTCTTCTTGGTCGTAACCCATTGCCACCAAATCAGAAACAGACTTGACCATTCTGTGTGCAACGTAAGATGCGGATTCAAGATCGCGTGCGTGCCTTGATAGCAATACTTCTTCTGGTGGTATCGCTTCTATGCACACTTGGTTTTTTTGTTTTAATCTTCTGATAGTAAGATCATAACTTGTAGGAATTTCTTGGGTGATTTCTTCACCGCTTATTGGATCCATTGTAGTAATAGTTTCTGTGACAGAAGACTCTTCTACAATCTCTACGTCTTTGTCTATGATGAGTGCTTGGTAGGATTGTGGATCTAAACCTGTGTATTCGTGCGTGGTAGCTTTAACAGCATCATCCCAAAATACTTTTACAAAACCAGTCTTTCTAACAAGTGCATCTTTGAAGGCATCGTATAAAACTTGGAAACCATTATTTTTTTGTTGGATAATATAATTAATATAGTCAGTTTGTTGCTCGGCAAGTTCTATATCTTCTGGACCTTTAGGTACAAACTCCACAACTTTCTTAGTGCCAAAGAAGGTACGCATGATAGACGGCAACATAAACAATATGCTTTCTCTAACATCGGTAGATATAAACTCTGACTGTAACGAGCTAGTTCCTTCTGGCTCATTGCCTAAATAATATTCTGTTGATTCAGCTCTGTCCGCACCGATTTGGTGTATAAAATCACTAGCATCATCCATCTCGGATTTAATAACGCCGACAAGATTTTCCATGTTAGTTTCTTCTGAAACTTTAACTGACATTTCTTCTTTATATTGTTTTGCCATAAATTACCCTATTCTGATTATCCTAGATTTTAGTGGTTTCTTGAAATTATAACCTAAAAAGTTAACGCTTCCACCAAAACTTGCAGCGGAGGATGCCATGGTCAATGCAAGTGCATCTGCTTTGTCGGGCGATTTAATTCCGCGCTTGCGCATTTCATCTTTGCTTTCTATTTTTATTTTACCAGTAGAAGTGTATTTATAAAGGGGTGCAGCAAGTTCTGCAACAAGTTCATCGTCACTAGGAATCCTACAATCACGTTGGGTTAGCCAGTCTTTAATTGCAAACCATAGTTCCGCGCGCAAGTTTAAATAATTTTTTTTCGTGGCGGGTGCTTCTGCAACATTGACTCCGCGTACTGGTAAATTTTGTTCAGCCAATCTATCCACCACGCCCGCGCCTAGTCCGATTACATCAAT